TTCATACATATCAAATATTTCTCAAATAATTCTTAACATACACCTTAGCCTCCGTTTTAATAGTTTCTGAATGTCTGCTTAATGCAGGATACATAAAGGGTTGGGCTCTCATTTTACTTGTTCCAAACTCCAAATAAGGAGCATAGTCCACAGCATTAGATACTTTTCCCCAAGCAGTAGCACCCTTGCCATAAGTTTTAAACTTAATTCCTGCCCTGAGATATCCTCCAGTATCTCCCTTTTTCCCTCCCCTTGCTTTTACCTTTGGGTCTGCCTGAATCCCTTGACCTACACTTACAGGTGCTAAATCAAAGGCTGTCTGATATACCAACTGGGTAGCCCTTTTTATGAAGGGTAACATATCCACCTTGCCAGCATCTTCAAACATATTCATTACCTTGTCTAGATTTTGAACATTTATGACCATATCTCTCCTAGTAAAAGATTATGACTATCATTAGGAATTGCCCTGATTATACTGTAGTGAACACCATTATATCCAACAATACTACCAACCCCAATTTCCTCTGAAGTAGTAATTGATATATCTATATCCTCATCAAGTCCATACTGTTCTTTGATTAAATCCAATTTATTAAATTGAACATTGCCATTAAAGGTTTTCTCAACCTCTATTGCATCTCTATTAGTCCATCCATCATCTGCTGTTTCATCTGCTGAAGTGTAAAGGGACAGAGTCTTATCATAAAAATGACTGGCTATGTTTTCTTTAAATCCTGCTGGAATATTCATTAAATAGTAGGGATTCTAAACTTATCTAGTAGATACTTTATAGACATAAAAATATTACTATCCTCTTTGGAAGCCATATAGGATTGTATTTCATCTCCGAATGTTACAGACTGACCTGAATCACTCATTGATTTTACTTCACGACCCTTAAAATCCTCTTCAAGAGAATTAAAGGTCTGTAATACAACCCTAGCAATAGGTTTCTCCAAAACTGGAGGGATAGGATATCCATAGTTTTTCCAAAAGTTGTAGTATGTTTCCGTGGTATCTGTTTTGTCTGTAATAGGATAATCCACTACATCACTCTCATAATCACGGATTAACTGCTCACGATTGGTATATATTAACACCCTATCCACAACCTCTCGGACTATTAAATCAAGATAGTCATCTTGGGCAATATTGTCATCCAATATACCAACATATTCCTTTATGTTATTTATGACTTCATCCATAGGTTAAGTGATTAAATTAAATTAAGCACTTTCCCCTGTTGAGCCTAAATCTGCATAAGATATTAACTCTGGCATTACTGCTTCAATACCATACTTAAAGAATAGCCCTAAGTAGTATTCTACAGAACCAGGGATTTTATCTTGGTCAACACCAATAGGAGCAATAGGAAAACCTATTGAACCTTCTGCCATAACTATAGCATCTTCGGTCTGTCTGTGATTTCTATATACTCTTATTCCACCATAATCTCCAACTGTTACTCCACCTCCTGCTGGATTTGGGTAAGTGTCAATACTGGCTTTAAAGTCGTCATACTTATCAGACTTTAAGAATAAGTGAATTAAATCAGTTTCTACACCATCTGCATAGTCAGTATAAGCATCGGATACATATCTTATTAACTCATCTATTTTTGCTCTGGTAGTTTCACTTGTTAGAGTCCTTTCAGTCCCTGCACTCTCTGCAGTTTCAAAGAATAATCTATCAGCAAATCTAACCATTGAACGAGCATACATATCTGACCTTTTGCCCACCAAACCATCTATTCCGTATTGGTCAATATCCCATTTAGTAAATCTCTCCCTAATCATCTTAGGTGTATCTACATTAATGGTAACCTTTTCAATTTTAATACCCTTGTCTGAAGCATCTACATCATAGTCTTCAACTGCAGCATTTAATATTCTGTCAACTTCAACAGAACCTGCTCTAGGGTCACCTGAAAGGTTTTTATTCTTAACAATACTGGAAAGGGCTGATGTTTCAAAGTTGTCTAGCACTCCTGCATAGACTTCTCTAAGGACTTGTTCGGTTTCACCGTCAGTCTTAAAGATGAATTGTGAATCTTGTCTTGCCATCTTTCCTAAATTAAAAAATTAAATCCTAATAGTAAGCCTTCATTTCTTTGGCTTCTCCCTTTTTTGAAGGATTAATTGCTTTAGGTGGGGAGTTTTTTAGTTTTTCCTTTACTCCTTTTTCAACATCTTTGGTATAGGTTTCTATTACCTTTTTTGCATTGGCAAATGATTCATCTTCATCTTCCGTTGCAATTATTTCTACCATTTCAGTATCAATACCATTTTCTACGAACAAATCTTTAAGTTTTAACTTATTTTCCCTTAAAGATAACTCTCTTTCTTTTTCAGAGTTTTCTTGTTTTGTTCTTTCTGCAATTTCCCTCTCCTTTTCCTCTGCAGATAATTCAGCCATTCTCTCGGCTTCCTCTCTTTCCTTTTGGAGTTTCTTTTCAAACTCTTTGGAAAGGTCTTGTTTTACCTGCTCTCTTACTTCCTCTCTAGTCTTACCGACTATTTGATTAAGTTCCTCTTGTGAAAAGGTTTTTTCCTCCTTCTTTTTACTCCCTTTATCAGACTTGACAGGAGTTGTCTTATCTTGGGATGTTTCTTTATCTTTTGCCATGTTGACATAGATAAAATTAAATACCGTTTACCCTCGTCAGGTTATACTCATATAATATAGCACAATACTAATCTTCTTCCAAGTCTTTGTATATTTTTCTGACCTCTGTTTTACTTGCAACCCCCCTTTTCTCTGCCTCTTGTTCAAATAGCAGTTTAATGGCACTTCTGCAATTAGGGTGTAAAGGTGGGGCATTAAAACCCTCCACCACATCCTTCATAGCAATAACCTTACCATCCAATGCCTCACATATATCCGAAGTCCTACCATCCATAATAGCCACAAATTCATAATACTTTACTCCCTCATCCTCATAACTTCTTAAAGTTGATTGAGTTTGAAAATAATTGGTTTCTGTTCTTACCAGTCTAGTAGCATTATATTTTCCAACATCAAACCTCTCCATTAATTGGTTTCTCATCTGGGATATAGGAACTCCTGTTGTTAATCCACCTCCCAATATATCTCTTATCACATGCTGACTTCTTTCTTGCATTATAGAATTATTAGCCCATATTCTGGTTGAATAATTACCACCTTGCCACCTTGAGTATAAAATCTCATTCATAGTTTCTGAATCTATTGAAGCAAAGGTTTTAACTCCTTCAAATCCTAATCCCTCTCTTACATCCTCCTTGCCCATTTCATAAGCCTTTGTAATTATCTCCCTATAACCATTTTCAGATTTTGCTAACTCCTCTGGTGTTATTGACCTAATTTCCCATAATACCTGTTGTTCAAATGCCTCTAGTCTTGTAAGCCTGTCCAAGTATCTATTACTATATACATCTTCTGGGTTCATTCCTAAAGCCCTTATTTTCTTTTCCATTATAGATAACCAATCACTCCGTTCTGCACTACTTAGAATGGCTCTAAGGTCATCAGGGACTATGCCTATTTTCTTGCCGTAGTTCTTATATAGTGAATCTATAGCATCCTGAACATTCTGATATGCTCTGTCATAAATGGGTAAAATATCCTTAATGGTGTTAAGTCCTATTTTTTCTGTAGTAGTTAATCTACTTTTAGCCCTATCAAGCCAATAATTGTCGGTATCTCTACTCATCTTCATCTTCCTCTAGATTAGTTGGGTTATTAGTCCCAAACTGAGGAGCCTCTCTTTCATATCTCTCTTGTTCTTCCTCCCTATTTAGTTTTATAGTTGTTGCAGCATCCTCTACAAAAGATAACTGACCTGCAAGTGTTTCATCATCAATAATTCTCTGTAGTAAACTAATCATCTGGGCAATCTCTAGGTCATTTTGTGGGAGATTTCTCTTAAACACTACCTTAGTATCTGAAAGGTCTATAGTAGAAGGATTCAAAGCCTTAATACTTACTAAATAGTTTTTATACAACTCAAGCCTCTTTAACAATCCTCTCTCAAAGTATCTTTGTTTATTATTAATACTCTGCTCAAAGGCAATTAACTTATATCTTATGGCAACTCCACTAGAATTTCCTACAAAGTTTTCATCACTCATATTAGGAGTCTGGGATATTTTATGTATATCCTCTACAATAGCCTTCCTTAATATTTCTATCTGACTCTCGTCAAGGTTTTTAGTTAAATAGGTCATTTCGGCTTCAGACTTTTTAGGTAGTCCAAATGCCATTCTATTCATAACCAATTCTTTTTTCTGTTTATCCTCCAAATCAAAACCATACCCAATAAGTAAAGCCTCAACCAACTGTTCCTTATCATTAATCCTGTCTGATTGGAGTATATTATAGGCATCAATCAGGTGCATTACAGGTTCAAAATCTCCCATTTCCTCGGAGTTGTTTTTGAACTCTATGATTGGAATCATTCCAAAGGCGTGTTCCTTTACTCTTGACTCATCCCCTGTGTCTGGGATAACTATCTCACTACCTGATAAACAGTCATATTCATATTTTTCATCATAGACTGTAACTCTATCCAATGTGTCTTCATCCTTAAAGGAATAAATCACACCCCACTTCTCTCCTCTTGCTACTGTGTCATCATAAATAATAAAAGCATTCCTTACATCTATATCAGCACTCCTACAGTTGTTATCCTCATCCACATAAGTTATTTCATACTGCTTACCAAAAATAGAACAATCCTTTGCTATTTCATTATCCAAATCACTTATATGCTGATTCCTATACTGCTCCAATAATGGGGCAATAGCCTTATCCTCCAAATCTCCAAAGTTATAGTCAACAGGACTTCCCATAAAATAGCCAACATTAATATCGGTTATATACTTTGCATGATTGGTAACTACAATATTATTTTTAGCAGTATCAGGTTTTTCTCTGTTTATTATGTCGTGTTTACCACGATAATAATCCTCCAATATGCTAAAACCTTTTCTTAACTCCTCATTCTCCTCTATAGCATTTTTAATAACTGTCTTTGTTAGATTTTTATCCTTATCTACATACATAATTATATTTTTAAAGATTATATATTAATAATACACAATTTTAGAGCCCTAGTAAATCTCTATTGAACGATTGGAACTGATATTTCTTACCAAGCACTTCCATACACAAATATCTAATAGCATCCATTCCGTGATTAAACTCATCAATAGGATTCTGTAGCCTCTTACCAAACCTGTCCTCAGCCCATTTGTATCTTCTCCTCTCCCTGTCAATGTTGATACTATCCTCGGTATAATTAATCTTGTGTGAAAGCATTAAGGCAACTCCATACCTGATACTATCTGCTCCCTTTTTACTACCCTTAATGTTAAATCCTGACCTCCTAATCTCCTCAATACTTTTAGGCTCTGCACTATCAGCAACTATTAGAGACTGTTTATCAACTCCCAATTCCTTCATAATGGCTACAATGTCCCTATTCAATAAATTAGTTTCATAAATAAGTTCCTTCAAATACAATTCACTATCATACCGATATACTGCTACCAAACAGGTAGGGTCATTACTAAATCCAAAGTCCAATCCATACCCTAACAACTTAGCATCCTCTGGGATATCTTTAACTACTCCCCAATTTTCAAATACTAATCCTTCAAGTTTAGCCTTTTTACCTAATCCATACACCTCCCACATATAATTATCTGCAGTTCCCTTTTTAAGATTCTCCTCCGTGGGTCTATAACTTAAAATCTTTTCCGTTATTCTAGGGGATAAAAAGGGATTGTCCAACATAGTGGAGTGTATTACCTCAACATCAGGCCGTTTAGATAATTCAAAAACCCAATGCTCGTCATCACTAGGATTATAGTCAATAACACCTCCAATATTACTTCTCATTTCCAATTGGTCAAAGTGTGTTCTTCCTATTTCCATTACCTCATTCAACCAAAACCAATCCTGACTTCTACCGTGAAGTTTCTCTGAATAGTCTAATCCAAAAAAGGCAAACTCACTCCCATTTATGTAATAGGTTTGGTCTCCCCTCTTAGGGTTAATCTCAGGATACACATCACACCAAACTCCCTCTGCATTAAGTTGTTTAATAATATTGGCAAAGTCCACTACAAGTGTTGACCTTATCCAAGTCATTTTACTCCTTGCAATAGTCAATACAAACTCCTCACCCTTTAGGGCTTTTAATATGAAAAATTGAAAAATACTCCAAGTCTTGCTACTTCTTGAACCACCCTCATGACATATTATTTTCTTGCCCTTCTTGTGGGCTATCATTGTCTTCTTGAGTATTTCCGTTGAGTCCATCACTATTTCTGAGTTCATCAAGTCCATCAGTATTCCCTACAAAATTAACTTTGATACTCTTAACCTCTTTTCCACCTGAGGTTACATCCTGTCCTTTTCTAAAGTTGAAATATTTTGTCTGTATTCCCTCCCAATATCTATAATCGGTTAAACTTCTCATCATACCAACCTTGTCTGAAAATTGCTCATGGTCTTTCATTAACTTATTCCAAAAACTCTCCTTCCACTCACTATACCCCTCCTGTTCTCTCCATCTATAAGTGTATTGTCTATAGTTTTCTAGTTTAGGAATGTCAGTAACACCATCGGCTTCCATTAACTCAATGGCTTTCCTACAAGTGTTTGTTACTTTTGGCTCTACTTCAGGCATTGCATAAGCAATCCAATAGTAAATCATTAAGTTGTCAGGCTTAAACATTTTATTCCCTTTGTTACCCATCTGTATTTTTTTCTTTCAAATTAACTAACTTTAATCCATAATTATTAGGTTTTTTAGGTATCTCTATTCCCTCCTTCAAAATGGGTTTGTTATGTCTGAGTTTTGAATAATCTACTGAGTGTTGCCATCTACCCCATTTCCATTTAATTTTAACAATCTCAGGGTGTTGTTTTCTTAATGATTCTGCCATTTCCCACCTACCATCTTTTTTCTTAGTCTGTTCGTATAGTTCCTCTGTATTACCACCCTTCATAGTCATTGTAGCCTGTTTTCCTGCTAAAAAGGCATTAAACAATACTGTGCAATGACCTGCCTTCAGTATCCTAATACTAAGGTCAGTATCTTCATTATACCTTCCCCTCCATCTAAAGGGAATATTGTTCTTTAATAGGATACAAGAATACACTCGGTGATTTAAATAAAATGGGGGTCTCTTTTGTCTCTTGGGTGCAAACATAGCATAATTCATTCCTGCCTTGTATATATTTTCATACCTATCAACAAAGTCTTCTATTGCCCTGAAACAAGCACCATCATAAACTCTAATTTTCTTATTTTTGTGTAGTCTGAAAAAGTCCCTTATATTATCATCCAGAATCCAATGCCTTTCGTGTCCTTCCTTTTCTGAATGTTCCCATACCCAGTTCCTTGCAGGTATTGAACCCTGTCCCAGATTGCTAAACGGGAGTGTGTATATTTTATCTGGGTCAATCACTTTAGCATACTCGTCATATTCTTGAGGCTCTACCACTATATGATACGGCACATTCATCTTCTCAAGGCTCTTAGCAGTCAATCTAGACTCCCATCTACCTTTTGATATGATATATATTGGATATTTATTATTCATCTTTAGATATTAACATATTATTATAACTTCGGAATTTTTTATTATACTTCAACAGAAACACCTTATTTCCGTTAGTGATTTTTTCTTTCATACTCTCCAACTGCCATTTTATTACTGTATTTTCTACTATCTTTTTTCTCTTAGGGTCTAAATGCATTTCCGTTAAGCCTCCCTTTTGTTTTGTTGAGGCATACCATTTAAAAGCAAAAGCATAAAATCTTAAAGTGCAAAGCCCACTATCAAGTATCTGTAGGTTATAATCCACATCATCAACAGTATCCATATCCCATCTTGCCTCTGTGTTATTGTCAATTAACATAGCAGTATAACAAAGTCTATTCAGGTCAAAGGGTTTCTTTTGGAATCTTACAAAAACATCACTTGATAATCCTGCTATACCAATATTCTTATACCTATCAACAAATTGTTCTGCTTTAAACAATACCTCACTTGTGGGTTTCCTTTCCAAGTCCTTTCCATTAAATTCATACATATACCTAATATCATCATCAAAGTGCCAGTGCTTTTCCTCTCCTTGTTCTCTTGAATAATCCTTAATGAAGTTTCTTGAATAAGATACATTACCAAAATCGTGCCCAGGTAGTTTTAATAACCTTTCCTCTCCATACACTTTAGCATAATTGTCATACTCATTATCCTCTACGGAGATTTTAAAATCTAATCCCTCTTTTTTAAGCATTTCTGCAGTCAAACAATTCTCCCACCTTCCCTTAGATGGTATGTATATAGGATAATTAGGCTTCATTTTCATAGGCTAAATCCTTAACATTTTCCCTCTGCTGACTAGGATAATAGATGAATTTAGTTTTTTCGGTTATTGTTTGCCCTACAAGTTTGGCAAATCTATCCACATGCTCTTGATTTTCAAAATGCACTACTACACTCTTAAATGGAGTATCATCATCTTGGTCAAAACTTGGCATACCTTCCCACATTTTTTCATAATCAACCATTCCCACTTGAGTGTATCCTAATTCTGCAAGTCGCCTATTATACTCATCCCCAATCAACTCAATAACATCCTCCCCTCTTTCCTTATTATCCAAAATTATGACATCAAGTCGTTCATCAGTTTCAAGTTCCTTGTCAGGATAACTAACCTCAACCTCATAATCACCTCCGTGTTTTTTAAGAAGTTCTTTATATCTTTGATTCCCTCCAAGCACTATATTGTTAGTATCAATAATCAAAGGCTTGAAATTCCCCACCCTCATTAAATCCTCTCTTAATCTCTTAGCATTTTCTGCTGATATTTTTCTGGGGTTGCCCTCATTGGGCTTTAATTCCGACAGTTTTTTCTTAACTGTTGTCCAGTTTATTTTAGGCTCCTCCATTCAATTTTCTTTAATAATTTATTTACTCTTTTTACTTGTTTTCTTGGATGTTTTTTTAACCTTTTTAGGCTCTTTAGGAAGAACAATCTCATGTTCTGCTCCAAAGATGGTTACAATATACTTCCCATTCCTTTTTATTGCATTTAACTTCATCTTATTTATTATTTAATTTAGATATTTTTATTATTTTAACAAATCCCTTAGAAAGTAGCACCTCTGCCCTTTCTCTGCTAACTTCTAAGTCCTCTCCCACTAACATACTTCTCTCTAGTTCAATATCTTTATATTTTTTTATTACTTTTAGTTTAACCATAATGTTACTTTATCATATTATATGCCTCTTGTGGTTTCATTCTCCTAAAACACTCTATTCTACTCTTTTCACTCCCATT